TGGGCACCAAAAGAGAAATGGGCAGAAGAATTGATTGAAGAATGCGCCGCTTTCCCTTATGGTGATCATGACGATTTGGTTGATAGCATGACACAAGCATTGATGCGCTATCGTCAAGTTGGGTTAGCCGTGCATCCAGAAGATTATGAGGATCCACCGATGTTACAGCAGCTACCCCACCAGAAGGAATATTACTAATGAGTTTTAAAAAAGGATTCACGGTCCAAGGCCCTAAAAAGAAAAAGACCAAGAAAGAGAAGAAAGAAGCTTCTTTCAAAAATCCTAAAGCAAGTTATTATAAATTCGTGCAACCGAAAGGTTTTTCTGCTATGTTACAGAAAAAACAAAAGAAAACTTTAATTACGTGAGGTTATAATGGGTATAAGAGATGCATTAAAAGACTTGGAGAATTCTATAAAAGAGATTCCTTTGCTACCTAATAAATCAGAAAAATTAAGAAAAGTTAGAAAAGAAATAGAAGAAAAGTTTCCAAAAAAAGGTGTGAAGAAAAGAATTAAAAGATTTGCTTCTGGAGGAGCAGCTACTAGAGGATATGGTAAGGTAATTAAGTAATGGCAGTCGATAAACCAGTTATTGCAGAACAAGCACCAATAGAAAATGAATCACCCCTTGATGTTGAATTAGTCGAGGATATTGGTGCAGAAATCACGCCTACAGAAGACGGCGGGGCAATCGTTGGAAACATAGAAGAAGAAATTGCTGTTGACTTTTCATCAAACTTAGCAGAGACTATCGATGATAACGAGTTAAACAATCTATCAAGTGAGTTAAGACAAAGTTATGAAGATGATAAAGAGTCACGTTCGGATTGGATCGACTCGTACACCAAGGGTCTAGACCTCTTAGGTTTTAAATATAACGAACGCTCCCAACCGTTCCAAGGAGCGAGTGGCGTGACGCATCCACTATTAGCCGAGAGCGTAACGCAGTTTCAATCACAAGCCTATAAAGAATTATTACCAGCAGGGGGTCCTGTAAAATGTAACATCGTTGGTGATGTGAATGCAGAAGTAGAAGCACAATCACAACGTGTTAAAGATTACATGAATTATCTCATTACCGATGAGATGGAAGATTACGATCCTGACATGGATCAAATGTTATTTTATTTACCACTAGCAGGGTCAAGTTTTAAAAAAGTTTATTATGATGTTGATCTAGGAAGACCAGTCGCAAAGTTTGTGCCTGCAGAAGATTTAGTAGTGCCTTACTTGTCAACCGATTTAGATACAGCAGAACGTGTAACGCACGTTGTCAAAATGACAAAGAATGAAATTCGTAAGGCTCAAGTTGCAGGATTGTACAGAGATATTTCTTTAGAAGATCCTTATGATGAAGAATCAAAGACACAAGAAAAATATAATGACATTCAAGGTGTTGATAAACCTGTTAATGCCGACATGTACAATTTGTTAGAAATTCATTGCGATTTAGACATAGAAGGTTTCGAAGATAGAGACGAGCAAACAGGAGAACCTACAGGTATAAAGATACCATATGTTGTTACGATTGAAGAAGGGTCAGGAAAAATTCTGGCTATTTATCGTAACTACAAACAAGACGATCCTTTCAAAAGAAAAATTGAATACTTTGTTCATTACAAGTTTTTGCCTGGTCTCGGCTTTTATGGTTTTGGCCTTATCCATATGCTTGGCGGACTCAGTAGGACGGCCACGTCCGCCCTCCGTCAACTCATTGATGCAGGTACCTTATCGAATTTACCCGCAGGATTTAAAGCAAGAGGTCTTCGTATCAGAGACGATGACAACCCTTTACAGCCAGGAGAGTTTAGAGATGTGGATGCACCATCAGGAGATTTACGAAACGGACTATTACCTCTTCCTTATAAAGGACCCGATCAAACATTATTCGCTTTATTAGGTTTTGTTGTTGACGCTGGTAGACGATTTGCTGCTATAGCTGATCAGAAACTAGGAGAAGGCTCACAAGCAAATCCTGTTGGCACTACAATGGCTTTATTAGAGCAAGGTTCTAAGGTCATGAGTGCTATTCATAAACGATTACACTATGCACAGAAAAAAGAATTTAGAATTTTAGGTAGAATCATCGCTGATTTCTTACCACCAGAGTATCCATACATGGTTGCTGGTGGCAATAGAATGATAAAGCAACAAGACTTTGATGATCGTATTGATATTATACCTGTATCTGACCCAACAATCTTTTCTATGGCGCAACGTATTACGTTAGCCCAAACACAATTACAATTAGCACAATCCAATCCACAAATTCACAACTTATACGAAGCATATAGACGTATGTATCAAGCGATGGGTGTGCAACAGATTGATCAGATACTCCCTCCCCCTCCACAACCACAACCTATGGACCCTGCAATGGAAAATTCTATGGTTTTAATGCAAAAACCACTACAAGCTTTTCCAGAACAAGATCATATAGCTCACATTGATGCACATCGTGCCTTTATTTCGTCGTATTTGGTGAAAAATACGCCTAATATTATGGCATTATTGCAGTCACATATCTCTCAACACATAAGTTTTGTAGCAAGACAAGAGATTGAGGCTAAAAATGCTCCAATATTCCAACAACAAGCTGCACAATTTGGTGGTCAACTACCTCCAGAGCTAATGCAACAGTTCCAAATGCAGAATGAGAAGGAAATTGCAGCGAGAATTGCAGAATTAACCAATGAAATGGTAGCTGAAGAGCAAGAGTACCTAGAAGGAATGACAAAAGATCCACTTGTTACATTAAAAGAACAAGAATTAGGACTACGTGCAGAAGAATTAGAGCTCCGTGCACAAAAAGATGGAGAGAAACAAGCTCTTGAAGAACAAAAAGCTGCAGTTGCGGCACAACAAAACCAAGAAAAGATAGATAACGCAGATAAACATGCAACAATTAGAGAAGGAATATCACTTGCAAAGCTAAGCGAATGACCTTAACTATTAGGTATGGATACTCCAACACAAATACTAGAAGAATATTTTAGTGGATTAATGACGGTGGTTGATCAATCTACTAAATCACAGGAAGATCAAATCTTAATGGCAGGTGCAATGATGGCTGTCGCTAAAATGTTATATCATAATAATCTTACGGAACAGGAATATAATAATATTGTGAACCACAACGTAAGAGACTTGATAAATCTTATAAAACCGACTATACATTAATTATGGCTGATAAAGAAAAGGGCACTATTGTAGGTATTGAGGGTTATGAAACTTTTGACCTTAATGATCCTAACTTTATGAGATTTATTAAACGTCGTATGAAAAATAAAAATATGACTCAAGTTGAAGCTATAGAAGATTTTACAAGTGAAATGAAAAAATTCAAAAAAAAGAAAGACAAGAAAAATATTCCTGGTGGAAAGAATGGAGGTCGCGTGGTTAAAATGAAAGATGGTGGCTTTCCAGATTTAACTGGTGATGGTAAAGTTACAAAAGCAGATATTTTAAAAGGTAGAGGAGTTTTCAAAAAAGGTGGATGCAAAAAATCCTTTTCCAAACATGAAAGTTGGTTCGGATGCTGCAATGACTTTCCCTGCTTTTGTTGTAAAAGACAATAAAGGTAGTGGTCCAAAAGGTCAGACAAGCAAAATGCAGATTAAAAAGGTAGCATTCAAAGGTTTAAAATAGTATACTTCGTTACTTTAACAAAGGAGGTAGTATGAATCTACTGAAAGATCTATGGGATCATTTGAAAGAATGGTCAGATTGGAAAATGAAGGATTGGATCAAGGCGGCTATTGTAGCTATCATTGTTCTCTGGATAATTAGCTGGATGACAGGAGGCGCTGCGTAGTGCTTAATCTTCTCGGCGGTTTGTTAGGTGGACAAGGAGGGGCTTTGAAAACCATTTCAAAAGTAGTCGATGAACTTCATACATCAGAAGAGGAAAAACTAGATAAAAAAATTCTGATGCAACGCATTCAACAAAAGCTTGCAGAAAAACAATTAGATGTTAATGCAAAGGAAGCCAGCCATCGCAGCATATTTGTTGCTGGCTGGCGACCAGCTATAGGATGGGTGGGAGCCTTTGCTTTAGCGTTCGAATTTATTTTATCTCCTTGTATTGAATGGTATGCAAAA